GATTTAGTAATGAATACTTTAATGAAAGGTTGGAGATTACTACATCACATGCCATAGAGAAATCTGTGCCTGGAAAAGCTCTCAAATGGATTGTAAAAGAAACTAATACAGATAAAACTATTGGATTCTGTAGGTTTGGATCTCCTACTATCAACTCTAAACCTAGAAATGATTGGTTAGGAAATGTTCCAGAGCTAACAATATTCAATCGACACGCTATCATGGGATTTATTATTGTTCCCACTCAACCATTTGGATATAATTATCTGGGTGGTAAACTTCTAGCAATGTTATGTTGTTCTCATCTTGCTAGAGAGACACTAAACAAAAAGTACAATGCAGATATTTGTTTATTTGAAACCACATCATTGTATGGTACAACCAAACCATCATCACAATATGATGGATTGAAACCATATATGAGATATAAGGGATTGACCGTAAGTAACTTTACGCCCCTCATACATGATTCTATTTTCCAAGATTTAAACAAATGGTTTACTGCAAGGAACAATGATAAGTGTTTGGTAAAAGAAGATGCCTCTAGTAGAAAACTAAAGATTCAAACAAAGATGATATCTGTTATCAAGAAATGTTTGAATGATCCCGAAAAGATCAAACAATTCAATGACGCTATTCTTTCTGCAAAGGATCTTACTCAACAGAAGAGATTCTATATGTCAACCTATGGTTTTAAAAACTCTAGGGAAGTTATTCTGGGAGAACAAGATACTCCTATTAAAGCAGATAACTATGACAGGTTTGAAGTTGAAGAGATTATCAAACACTGGAAGAAGATGGCTACAAAGAGATTTGCCAAACTCAAGAATGAGGGAAGACTAAGGACTAAATTAGAGACTTGGAATACTAACCCAGATGAGATAGACATTATTAGATAATATGCCAGATTTAAAAGATTGGTTGAACTCTATCAACTTAAATAAACAGGATATTACTGTGGATGATCCGCAGACTATTAAGAAATTTGCTCCCTTTATAATCAACAAGTGTATGTCTGCACATCTTGATTGTATCATGTTTGCCAATGAAATGAACCTAAATCCACACTTGGCAAAAGACCTTCAATATCAATTTTATCTAAATAGTATTAGGAAAAAGAAGAGATTCTCTCCGTGGCTCCGAAAAGATAAGATCAAGAACCTTGATGTTGTCAAATCATACTATGGATATAGTAATGAGAAAGCAATTCAAGCACTCAAGATATTAACTAAAGAGCAGTTGAATTACATCAAAGCGAAAATTGACGTTGGAGGTACAACATGAGTGGGTTTGTAGAACCTGAGATTGAGTGGTCACAAGATCAAATGATCGAGGTCACTTTAAATGAACCAGATGATTTCTTGAAAGTTAGAGAAACTCTCACTAGAATTGGTGTAGCTTCTAGGAAAGAAAAGAAGATATATCAATCATGCCACATTCTTCATAAGCAAGGCAGATACTATATCGTACATTTTAAAGAACTATTTGCATTAGATGGAAAGTCTGCTAATCTTTCTATCAATGATGTTCAACGTCGCAATAGAATTATCACTCTCTTATCTGATTGGGGATTGATTACTATTATAAACACAGAATTAATAACAGATGTTGCCCCTTTAAATCAAATTAAAGTTCTCTCATTCAAAGATAAAGGTGATTGGACACTAGAAACTAAGTACAACATAGGTAAGAAAAAGAAAGTGGTACAAACCTCTCCAAGTGCCTTTGTAAAGGCTGACTGACGGTTATCACAGGATATTATGGGGGTTTATACGACCCCCTTTTTTTGTGTTTTGTGGTTAAATAGTAATGTCGCCGTAAGGGACACAATTCACACTCGCTTTTAAAGGAGAACCAAATGGAAATTCAAAGATACCGCACTGCCAATCTTCCAGACTTAATGGATAAGATCTCGAAGAATTCAATTGGCATGGATGATTACTTAAATTCATTCTTTAATTTTGATACAACACCTAATTATCCTCCATATAATCTAATCCAGTTAAACAACGTTGAGTCTCGCCTAGAGATCGCACTGGCAGGATTTAGTAAGAAGGATATCAAAGTCTATACCGAATATGGAAGACTCATTGTAGAGGGAAATAAAGAGGATACAGAGAACGCTGAGTATGTTCATAGAGGCCTTGCTCAAAGAAACTTCAACAGAGCTTGGACTTTATCAGAAGATACTGAGGTTAGAGAAGTTCAATTCAAAGATGGACTTCTTACAGTTAAACTAGGTAAAGTAGTGCCAGAACATCACGCTCGTAAAAACTACCTATAAATAATAGTAGTTCGAGATGGATCAACCCTCTTAACGGAGGGTTTTTTATTATGATTATATGGCAAGAAAATAAAATTATCCCAGAATCTCTTAAATCTATTATCTTCAAAAGGATAGAAGAGAATCATATAGACAAGAAAAAATTTTACACATCATATATCGAAGGCTTTGGATCAACAACCTTCTCCGATATACTAGTTCCGTACTATGGAGATATCATAGATGGAATTATGAAAGATTTGGGTATGTTTAAAAGAAGTAGATATTACTATAATCTATGGGTGCAGATGTATAATTCTGAAACTGATTCTCATGGTGCTCACTCTCATTTTGGTGGTACAGAAATAATATCTTTCACTCATATACTTAATTGTTCTGAACAGAAATGTTTTTATTTTCTAGACAATGATGATAATAAAATATACCCTGATCAAAAACAAGGAGATATTTTGGCATGGCCCGCATGGCTCATGCATGGTGTAGATAACGTCAAAGATGAGTCTTTAAATAGACTAGTTATCTCAGGCAATATAGCATTGAAAGATTATTATGGTGGAAATGCAGATACCTCAGTGACCTCTACTGATGATGGCAGTGGACATGTTACATGGGATGTGATAGAATAGTAAAATGATTGATTATCTATTTCCTACTACTGTATATCAGGCAGATCTAGATACTCCCGATGATATACATGTGGGTATGGTAAGTTATATTGATAAATTTTATAATAAAAATGTACAGCACGTTGGTTTTGTTCCAAGTTTTACTGGAGAGATACTCGGTGACTCTCAAATATCATCAGAACCAGAGTTCTCTTGGGTAACAAAACAGGTATCAGTTCATCTCAAAAAATACATAGAGGAGTTAGGTGCCACATTAGAACCAACTGATATTCACCCAGGCTCAGACATATACGTTCCGCAATCATGGCCTATAGTATGTGTTAATGGTGGTGGAGTTGGGTATCACAATCACTGTCAGTCACACTTTAGTGCGGTGTTTTATGTTAGAACAGAGAAAGATAATGAGACAGGTCAACTAGTGGTTTATTCTCCAGAGCCAAATACTTTATCTGGACTACCTATATTTCATGTCAAACCAACATATGGCAGTTCAAGGACAAGATACTATAACGCAGTTCAAAATAGATTAGTAATTTTTCCGTCCACTTTGAATCATGAAGTCAGAGAGTATCATGGTATAACAAATAGATATTCAATATCATATGATATTTTAATTACCACCAGAAAAGAGTCTGGTAATTTTTGTCTAGTGAACCCAAGTAGATGGATAAAAATTTAAAGCACAATCATTTGCCTGGGCTTACTGCTCCATTTGAACCTCAAGTATATGATTGTCCGTATCATGATCAGATACAGTTGCCACTCACTGATTGGGTAGAAAAAAATGCAAGTCTTATGATAGGTGATGATACTAAATGTTTCAGAACACCTCCACAATCAGGCGATAAAAGAGATATTACAGAACATAATGTATTGTTTGGTTGGATAGAATCTCTTATTGTGGAATCTGTTCATGAGTTCTGTAAATGGACTAACTCTGCATATAATGTTAGTCCAGAATCCTGTAAGAAATTTAAGATTGCTGATTATTGGGGTATGTTATATGGCGATGGTTATGGAACTATGCCACATAATCACTTTCCCTTTGCTTTATCCTTTGGATATTACCTTAGAACTCCAAATGGATGTGCTCCTATAATTATAGATGAACAATCTATACAGGTTACAGAGGGTAGACTAATAATATTTGGTGGACATCAAACACATTATGTGCCAGACTCAGACGTATCTGGTAGGTGTATGATAGCTGGAGATATATCCTATGGTGAAGTGGTAAATTGGTAGAAAATATTAAGATGTAGTAAGTTATACTTATATGTCAGAATTTGCGAACATAAATATGTTACAGGAGGTAAAGACAAATGTTACACTTATTAGGACGAGGACAAGCACCAGAATGGGACGAAGAGAAACACGATATAGATGAGGTCTTTGCCTTTCTGTGTTACCGTGGAGTAAACTATGCTAAATGGGTGTTTGTCGGAGATATTTTTGGACAAAACTGGACAATGACAAATCCAAGAGAAGAGGGTTGACAAACCCTCTTTTTTATGTCATAATATATTTGTTGGACGCAACATGGGAGTGACTGAATAAACTTACTGGCAACCGCTAGTTAAGGTGATGAGACACAGGTGGTGCTGCTTCGAGAGAAGAACCGACTCAACCAGTCGGGTCTCAGGCAATAACGTTTTTACTACTGTAGTAATGCCCGTTATTTGTTGGTACACAGGAACCCAACCTCCCTCCTTTTTTAGACCTAAGATGCAACTCTACGAGTGGGGCAGATGGTCTTCTTTTTTTTCTATACATATAATGTCAATCAAATTAGTTCTACTAAAGTCTAACGAGGAAGTGATAGCAGACGTAAAAGAACTAGTAGATGAGAATGATAAACCCAT